AAACTGTCAAGATGTACCGTTGAATAAGCCCCGTGCGTTTCGGCGTTGGTGTTTCCTTTTGGCGCTCCGTGTCCTGCCGCGTTTTTATTACCCTTTTGCCCGCCGCGTTTTTTACGCTCTAATTCAGTTTGCCATTTATCCGCACTTTTCCACTTGCGGATTTGCACTTCGGAAACGCCGTAATTAGCCGCAAGTTCTTTTGTAGGTATTTTTCCGCCGCTTTTCAGCCACTCGTTTTTTGCCTTGTCGCGGGCGGGATTTCGCGCTTTTGCCACGGCTTGCACCTCCGATTCGTTTGTTTTGCCATTCGCGCCCCTGTGATTTTTGAGGAAATATGCGCAAAAGCGAACCCCCAAAAATCGAAGTCCGCTTTTGCGCATATTTGATTCGCCTTTAAGATACTATCTTGACGATATTATTATAGCATATAAAACGGACACTTGCGGACACTTTTTCAAAATCGGTAATTGAAGTTTTTTATGACAGGGTTTTGCTCAAATAAACCGCCCAATTTGTCAAGCGCCCTGTTACGGATTTTTTTGCACTGCGTTGTACTGTAATGCACTCGGCTTGAAATCTGTACCCATTGGTGCTTTTTTATGTAGAAGTCAACAATGATGTTTTTTTCCACGAGCTCCAATTTGCATATTTCCGTGAAAATCTCCGCTTGTAAGCCGTTTAGCCGCTCGATTTCATTACGCCACGCGTCAACCTTTGCTCTTACGAAATTGGGAATATTCAGCACGGCGGATTCTGTGGGGTTTGAGATTTTGTTCGTTTTTGAGGAAACGCCGCCGAATCCGCTGCTATGCAAGCCGAAATAAGTTTCTTCAAATTCTTTCACACCGCCGCGCACAAAGACAAGATGTCCGTCAATGTCGGTGTAGTATTTAAGAATTTTTATTACATTTTCCCGTTCCATAAGTTTCAACCTTTCTATGAATATCGCCTATTCCCACGAAGCAAGCCAAAGCAAATATTGATATGCAAGCCAAAATTTGAAGCACGGCTTGTTTATGCAATTTTCGTAATTGTGTTCCTCTCCATACCACGCTTCGCATATTTTGCACATTTCCCGCAATTCGCCGTTGGTGCTTTCATTGTCCATATACGGCTTAACGTGTTTCCACGCTTCTTGTATTTTTTTGTTTACATTTTCGGTTTCGCTGTTCAATCAGATTCGCCCCCCTCCTCGTTCGCATAGGATTCAAGGACTTCAACGATAAAATCAAAAATTCGCGTGTCCTCTCCCGGCGCAAACAAGCTGAATCGCTTTCTATTCAGAAGCTCAATTGCGGCGATTGCTTTTTCCACCGTGCTTAAATCTGCAAAGTCGCGGTGTTCAGGCGGTGCGCCCTCGGATTCCTCCCCCTCCTCAAAGTCCTCCGGCGTTTCGGGGTATTCCTCCAAAATCGGCGGTTCGTATTCTTTGAGTTGTTCGGGCGGTTCGTCGGTCGCGGGCGGCGGGGCTTGCTCTGCAACCTCCGCAACCGCTTTCATAGATGTTTCAAACTGTTCGGTTTGCCGCTTCTCCTCTTTAACCTCTTTTGCAGAAACGCCGCCTTTTTCCTTATAGTCGGAATATGCTTGCTTTTGCTGTTCCTCGCTCATTCCCGAAAGTTCATATGCTGCGGACGTTCCGATTTTGCCCTCCTTGAATTCCTCTTTGAATTCGGGGGTCAGGTTGTTGTCTATCGCGTTCAATCTTGCAATCTGCGTTGGTGAAGTGTTCAGCGCTTCGGCTACAAGGTCACGCACGCGCCCCGGCAAATCCTCGCGCTTTTTCAGTATTTCAAAGTTTTTGCGCAATTCCTCCGCCTGTTTCATCTTCTCCCAATCGGTAAGTTCTCGTGTGGTTGAATTTGTCATTATAAGCAAGATGTGTTCTTTGATTTCGTCCCGCTCCGCCTGAATCCCGCACGGAACATATTCAAATTCGGTCTTACCCTCCGCGACAAGCTCCGTGCAAGCCTTATGTCGGCGGTGTCCCGAAATGATTTCATACTTTCCGTTGTCGAGCGGCTTTACTGTTAAGTTCTGCAACACGCCGAAAATTTCAATCGACGTTTTAAGTTCCTCGATATTCTCCACGGAATAGAAGTTGTTTTCGGAGGGGACTAAATCGCGGATATTCAGCGAAACGACTTTCAGCGGCGGGCGGCGGGTTTTCTCGGATTCCGCCGCGCTGCTGTCCGCCATTGACGCGGAGTTCAAAAGCTGATTCAGATTAAACTTTCCCATAGTGCTTTACCTCCCTTTTGTGTCCGATTCGGACACATTCAAAAATTCCGCGACAAGCTCCATATAATCTTTTGCCGCTCCGCACCTCGGAGAATATTCAAGAATCGGTGCATTTGCAAAAGTGGATTCGTCGATTTTTACCGTTCTGCGAATGTGCGTATTGAAAAGCGGGTATTCGCTCCGCCGCTCTCTCAACCATTCTTCGCCCTGTCTGTTTACCTCGTTGTTTTGATAACAAGTCACAAAGCACCGATATTTGATATTTGGGTTAAAATCCTCTTTGACATTTTCGATTTGCTCTTTGAGTTCCGCCAATCCGTCAAACGCGAAATTGTCAATCTTTATCGGAACAAACACTTCATCAGACGCAACAAGCGCGTTTATGGTGCTTATGTTTATATCGGGCGCACAATCAATTATACAATAATCGTAATTGCCCGATACGCTTTTGAAAGCCGCTCGCAAGCGTGTTTGTTGCGGACGCGTTGAATCAAGCATTACTTCCAAATTCGCTTTCAGCAAATTCATATTTGCGGGAATAATGCTCAAATTCCGATATTCCGTAATCTTGCCGGAATCCACACGGGACAAAATCGGAATCGTGTTGATGATAACATCAAACGCCGCTTTGCGCTGCGTCAGAATGTCCGCAATGCTCGGCGCGTCATAGTCGTGAACGCCGAACATCTTTGAAACGTTTCCTTGCTTGTCGTTGTCAACAAGCAATACGCGCTTATCGTGCTTTGTTGCCAAAATATGCGCGATATTTGCGGCGGAAATGGTCTTTGCAACGCCGCCTTTAAGGTTTATAATTGATATGGTTTTCATTCGTTGTAACCTCCCGTGTTATTGTATATAGTCACTCTTAAATGGCTTGTATGCCGTTGCGGGCTTTGGCTCGGATTCAGATGTTGCCGTACTAAAAATCAACGCGGCATAGACTGACAACAAGGTATCGCGGCGTATTCCCATTTTGTCCGCAAATGCCTTTATCTGTTCGATTATGACTAAATTGTGTCCCGCAATCAGGGCTTTTTTTGCTTCCGAAAGTTTCCCGATTTCCTTTTCTATCTGTTCATTGATTTTGTCAACGGTTTGTTGCTTTTTCATCTCCCGCGCCCTCCTCCAATGTTTCTTGTAATTCGTTCGAATCGCCGTCCAAAACCTCCCCGGTTTCGGGGTCAACGCTTGCCGCGGGTGGTATATGCTCAATTATGGCGTCGGACGTCGCGGTGTATGAAATCGAATTGAAATACTTCCCGATTTCCAACAGTTCCTTTGCCAACGTTTCACCCACTCTTAACGCCATAATCACCGCCGTTGTTTCAAATCCGCTATGACATATTACGGCGAATCCGTTTTGCAACTTGCATTTATAAAGCCGCAAATAGTCCATATCATCATAAAGCGGTTTAATATATTTTTCATCAATCGAAACAATCTCACCGCCGCTTCCGTTCAACAGCATATGTACAATGCCGTTATACTGAACCGTTACATTTTTCGCTTCAAGCGGCGTTCGCGGGCGGCGGTAATCGGAGCATATTTCAAAAAGTTCTGCGGGCATTGGCTCAACCTCACAATTCCAGTCGGCTTGCTTTTCCTCGGGAATATCGAAAATCTTCAGCAACATTGCGGGGGTCAATTCAGGCATACCCTCCATTGAGTAAGCCGCCACGCCGTTTGTAATCCATTGCGCACCGTTCGGCTCGTTCCAAATACGCAAAAACTTATTGCGCTTGAAAATGGTCGCTATTGTTTTAAGTTTCATTTCCCGCCGCCCCCCCTTTTTTAAAGCCTTGCAAAAATTGATTCTCTTTCAATATAGCAACGTTTGATGCCGAGAACCGCAAATCCTCCGCTTGCATTTGTTCGCCGTCTTTCTCGGTTTGCACGGCACTCCGCGAATCCCGCGCCGCTTGTACTGCGCGTTCGCTCAATCGCTTCCACGCCGCTACAACGGGTTTTAGGCGGTTTATCGTGTTCGCCTGCCGTTTGAAGTAGCTTTCCGCGCGAATCTCGCGGGGCTGTTCGCGCTTTATGTGAATCCGCTTGCCGCACTTATGCTTTTTGTTGTTCTTCGCCATTGTTATACCTCCGTATTTTTACTTTTATTTCATTGCCGTTTATAGCGGCTAAAATGCCCCTGAAAACGCGTTCCGCACACGGTAC